ATGGTACAACACTATACTAAACATTGGAGGAGAGGACACAGATGAAGAAGATGATATTATCTCTGTTAGTGCTAAGTTCCGTAGCACAAAGCAGTGAGTTAGACAACTTAATTAACACCTCCAATGCTATTGTTGACCAGATAGACAGAGGCATTAAGTTAGTCGGTGCGGCACAAGGATACGCTTATACAGGCTCAGGCTTGTCTGATGGTACTGTGTCAAGTACAGCACACATTAGTGCAGAACAACTACAAGCGTACAACAACGCATTGTCTGGTATGTCAACATATCAAGCCTTTGGAGATATACAGGCTGTACTAGAAGAGAAAGCATACACTGAGTTGGACATGATGGATGAAGCCATTGGTGTATTTACTGAAGTAGTCGTTGACATGATTGCTGTACAGGAAGTAGCGGACATGAGTGAGCAAGCCTCTAGTCCTCAAGAGGAAGCCGATGTACAAACCTTTGTAGAAAACAACATTGAAGTGTTGACAATTACTCAGGAAGAAGTAGAAACGTACAACACCAGTATGGATGACATTGAAACACACGCTAACAACGCTAGTGCATTCCTAGCGGTAGCGGGTAACAAAGAAGCTGTAGAGTTCCTAGAGCAAGGCGTAGAGAACGCTAACACCACAGCCGAGCAGACAAACATTTTTTATGATGCTAATGCTCAATGGGTTACTATGGGGTACAACACTACTAGAAACCTTACAGCAGTCTATCTTAACGGTCAGAACTTTGGTTTAGATTTATATGTAACTGAAGCTGAAGTATTAGCTGTAGGCAGTGAGTCAGAATACTATTTGACTGGTCCGACTTCACAAAGTTATGATTGCTTTATGTATGAAACAGGTTGTATGGAACTATGAGTTTAGAAGATACTGAACTAAAAATTGGCGGTACATCCTTTAAAGGTGTATGGATTGCCATAGTTCTTGGTATTGGTTCTACTATCGGTGGTGGCGGATGGACAGCCTCTAGCTTGTACTCAAGACTAGAAGCAGTAGAGTCTACACAGATACCCGATGTAAGCCCCATACAGCAGAATCTAGCCACTTTAGGTACAAGGCTAGAGACACTATTAAGTCAACAAGAGAAGCTGTTAGAACTCAATACAGACGTTTCTGAGTTAGCTAACGAGATAGAGGCTATGAAAGGTACGGTAGCTAAAGCTGAGATAATAATAGAAAACATTGGCGATGTTGATGGTAAGATAAAGACATTGACTAAAGAGGTAGAGGATTTGTGGCAGGGTATGGACTACCTCTCAAATCCCCTTAAGTGAGGCATTTATGTTAGAGCAATTAATCGGACCTGTTACAGGACTACTTGACAAATTCATAGAGGATAAAGATAAGACAAATGCCATCGCGTTCCAGATTTCAACAATGGCTGAGAAACACGCGCAGGAACTTGCGAAAGCGCAACTTGAAGTTAATAAGACAGAAGCGGCACACCGAAGCCTATTTGTGTCAGGTTGGCGACCTGCTGTTGGTTGGACTTGTTGTATTGGACTTGCGAGTCAGTACATTCTTATCCCAATGGCAAATTTTGCGCTTGCTCTTGCCAATTCTACCGTTGAAATCCCTGTTTTAGATATGGCTACTATGATGCCAGTACTAATGGGTATGCTTGGCTTAGGTGCTATGCGTACTATAGAGAAGACTAAAAAAGTACAGAGGGATAAATAATGGCAGAACAAGAAGAAGAAACAGTATTGCTTGCCCGTCCTCATCATAGTGATTATATAAAAGGAAAAGCAGACCCGCAATATCATGCTGATTTAGCCGCTTGGAAAGCACAACAAGCAGGTGAAGAGTACGTTCCTTTAGATGTAACAATAGAAGAACAACTAGCAGAAGACTTAGATTTAAGAGAAAGAAATCAACTTATAAATAACATACCTGCCTTAGATGATACAAACAGTTCGATTGGTGGTGCGAGTGAACCGTGGATTTCTGATAACCCTGCGTATCTTCATATCGACAGTCCTAGTTCTGCTTATGAAACACCATATCAAGGCAGTTCATTATCTGACCCTGAGCAACACAATATAGCAGTAGGAGCGGGCGGTGCTTATGCCCGACAAATGCTAGAAGAACAAGACGTTAAAGAAATTAGAGAAGACTATATAGCTGAGGGTGAACGACTCAGCGAATTAACTGATTATCTAAGAGATTCTGAAGATGGTCGCCCTGAAACTGTTCTTCCTCTTCGTCAACAAAATGTTGATGGGCTGTATGACGCTTATCAAGCAGGACATTATGATATATTTTCAGATGGTTTTAATGCTTCTACTAGTTCAGATAAGTTAGCTTTATATTATAAGTTCTATGAAGACGGTACTTTAGAGCGCGATAAATATGTAGAAATTGCTACGGCTCAATTGTCGCTTGATAATCCAGACACTAGGTTTTTTGAACGTGGTGGTGTACTAATGGCTGAACCCTATAGTACATCAAGCAAAACTGAACTAAGAGGTGTGATAACTTTATTTCCTGAACAAGTAGGCGATGGTGGTTACGCTTCTTTAATGTCTTCACCTGCGGATGGTCGTTTTGGTCCTACTATTGGTTGGGCAGACATAGGACAAGCTAATTACGGTTTTGAGCCACATCAGTTAGGCAAAAAATTATCGCAGGATGAATTATTTAATTTTACTATTGGGCTTCCTGAACACGGTACTGGAGAGCCTTTTTATAATCCTTCAACATGGACAAGCATAGTACGTCCTTTTATTCAAACTGTAGGAAGAGTTGCTTTAGGCGTAGCAACGGGTGGTCAGTCTGAAGCATGGTATTCGTTATATAAAGTAGCTAATGGAGAAACACTACACGGTTCGGATTATGCTAATTTATTAATATCAGGATTAAAAACAGCAGGAACTATACAAGCACCCACATCAACCTCAGCGGGTGTAGGTTTAGGTGCTTTAAGCTACGACCAAACTATTGGTGTAATTAATGCTATAGCTAATGAAGACCCGCTTGAAGCGTTTTTAGAATACACGGGTACTGATTTTGATTTGCTTGAACACGGATTAAGTGCTATAGGTATTGATGCAGAAACTTTAGGACTAGACCCTAAGAAGTTTTCAGAAAATCTTGACGAAATTGAATCCGCTATGATTAAAGGTGAAAGCGGTAGAGATGAATTTATTGAAGAGTTTGGTGGAGACGCTATTACCGCAGTCGCAGGAGAAGTAGGAGATGCTTTTGATGACGTAATTGAAACTATAGGCGATAGTGAAATAGTACAGAATATAGAAGAAGGCGGTAAAGTACTAATAGACGCGGTAGAAGAAGGCGCAGGTGTTGTTGGTGATTTACTAGAAGGTCCTGTTGATTTAATAGCGGGTGCTGTTGAACCTTTGATTAATTTAGTAGACGATGGACTTGACTATATAGGTGATTCTGCTCCTGTTGAAGCAATAGAAGATGCAGGTAAAGCAGTAGGTGATGCAGTACAAACAGGTATTGATACTGCAAAAGAGGCAGGGGAATTAGTAGTAGATACGATAGACGAAGGTATTGACTACATAGGTGAAGAATACGTTGACCCCGCTTTACAAGCTATAGATGAAGCGTTACCACACGGGACAACACCAGATATAGATTTACCTGATATAGATTTAAACTTAGCTTACACACCTTCTACTCCTACTAAAACAGAAAGTTTATTTGGAGATGAAATAAGTAAAATATACAGGACACCCATAGAAACTTACAAGCCCGCGTTTAATCAAGAAGAAATACAGGGAATGTTACAACAGAGATATAGAGGATAAGCAATGACTTATTTAGATTTAGTAAATAGTGTATTACGTAGAATGCGAGAGAACGAAGTAAGTAGTGTGTCTAGTAATTCTTACTCAAAACTTATTGGAGAGTTTGTCAACGATGCTAAACACTTTGTTGAAAATGCGTGGGATTGGTCAGCACTTCGTAAAACAATTACCGTCACTACTGTTGACAATGTAGTCAGCTATGAGTTGACAGGCACTAACAATTCCTTTAGTGTGCTTGATGTCATAAACGATACGTCTAATGTATTTATGCGTAATCAAAGTTCTACTTGGATGAACAATGCTTACCTAGTAGCTGAACCTGTTAAAGGTTCTCCTGATTTCTTTTCATACAACGGTGTAAGTTCTACAGGTGAAAGTATTGTAGACTTATACCCTAAGCCTGACAAAGCGTACACGTTACGATTTAACATTGTTGATAGAGCAGATAGAATGACATCAGACACTGAGGTTTTATTAGTGCCTAATGCCGCTGTTATACAGTTTGCTACTGCATTTGCCGCAAGAGAACGTGGCGAACAGGGTGGTACTTCTTCAGCGGAACTGTCAAGTATAGCACAAGCAACACTGGCTGACGCTATTGCTATGGATGCGTCACGTTTCCCACATGAAACTATCTGGACGGACTGCTAATGGCACAACAACTTCAGAACATAACCGTTAAAGCCCCAGGATTTGCGGGTATTAACACGCAGGATTCACCCATAGGGTTAGATACTTCTTTCGCTAAAGAGGCTGACAACTGCATTATAGACCAGTTTGGGCGTATAGGCGCACGTAAGGGTACTGTTGGTATTGTAGCTGATAATCCAGTAAAAGACATTGACTTTGTTTTTGAAGGTACTGATAAAGCAGGTAATGTTTCTATTGTTGCGTCAGATACTAGTGGTTTATACACAGCAGACAACGGTTATGCACAACAAGGCAGTTTAGTAGGCGGTAACTGGAAGGCTGTAAACTTTAACGACAAAACATATTTGTTTAAAAGAGGTCAAAATCCTGTAGCGTATGACATTTCAACCTCATCGTTTACTGAAATCACAAGCACAGATATTCCTAAAGCTAACGAAGCTATAGCTGCTTATGGACGCTTATGGGCTGTAGACACCGACACCGACAACCATACTATACATTGGTCGGACTTGTTAATAGGGGATGCGTGGGACACTCAAGATACTAATTCATCAGCAGGTACTATTAACCTGTCTACAGTATTTCCTAACGGTCACGATGAAGTAGTAGCACTTGCGGCACACAATGACTTCTTATTTATTTTATGTAAGAAATGTATTATTATATACAAAGGTGCTAGTGACCCTACTACTATGTCTTTACAAGATACTGTTATAGGTGTTGGCTGTACGGCTAGAGACTCTGTACAAAACACAGGTACTGATGTAATATTCTTATCAGACACAGGCTTACGTTCAATGGGTAGAGTAGTACAAGAAAAATCTTTACCCATGCGAGACATCAGTAAGAACGTAAGAACTGATTTACTTAATGATGTTATTGGTCATGCTACTAATATATCTTCAGTGTACTCTGCAAAAGAAGCATTCTATCTTTTGTTTTTACCTGAGTTAAATAAAACATATTGTTTTGACATGAGAACTGCTTTAGAAGATGGTTCACAAAGAGTTACTACTTGGTCAGGTATTAAAATTAAAGATGGTTTTGTTCGTAGAAACCAAGACATAATACTAGCTACTGACAAAGGTTTGTTTAAGTACACAGGTTTCCTAGACAACGGAGTACCTTATAACTTAAGATACTTTACAAATCCTATGGACTTTGGTTCTCCATCTAACCTAAAGTTTTTAAGAAAGTTTAATCTTACTGTAATCGGTAACGCTTCTGCAACAACAACTTTAAACTGGGCGTATGACTATAGTAAGAACTTTGATATATCTGTATTTCAAAATGACGTAGAGCAATCACCTGTAGCTGAGTACACATCTTCGGGTACTGCTTTTGAATACATTGAGTCAGAATATGGAATATCTGTAGACATACACCAACCAACAGTCAATGCAAGCGGTAGTGGAACTGTAGCTACTGTAGGCATTGAAACACTTATTAACGATGCTTCATATTCAATACAACAAATGGATATACACGCTTTAACTGGGAGACTTATCTAATGAGCGATTATACTGTACAGGCTAACTGGAGTGAGAAAGACGCTCTTACGACAGGCGATACCAACAAACGAGTTAGAGCGTCAGAACACGCAACAGAGTATGCGGCTATTGCTTCAGCGATTGCTAGTAAAGCTGACCAATCAGATGTAGATTTAAAAGCATCACAAGCATCTTTTAATTCTACAGTAGCTACAGTGTTAGACTTAACAACAAGGGTTGTATCGAATAATGGTCCAAGTACTTTACAAGGAGGTAGCACTCCTGCACATTTAACCTTTAATGATAATGTTAAAGCAAAGTTTGGTACGTCTGGGGATGGTCTTGAGATATTCCATGATGGTACTGATTCTATTTTAAAAGATGCAGGTACAGGAATACTTAAATATACAAGCGCAACTGACGTAGCTTTTGGTTCTGTTTTTCAAATAGAAAACACATCAGCCACTGCAAACGCAGGAGCATACGTAGCGTTTAAAGGAGATACTGCGGATACTCCTGTTAAAATAGGTTCAGCAGGTTCTAATACATTTCAAATGTTATTGAATGATGCCGAGTCGCATTCCTTTACGCTAGATAGTTTAAAATTTAAAAACGGAAATCATCTAGCTAACATTGTTGTAGGCACAGGAACTCCAGAAGGAAACGTAGGTGCGCCAGTTGGTTCACTCTTTTTAAGAACAGACGGGGGTACAGGTACTAGCCTGTATGTTAAAGAAACAGGCACAAACGGCAACACTGGCTGGGTTGCTAAATAGGAGAATATGAAATGGGTATAGATGCACAAGATTTAGTTGAAGGCGCGGCATCAGGCTATATGAGCGAAGAAGCTGTTAAGCGTGTTCAACAAATGCAAGATGACTTACAGGCAGACGGTAGAACTATAGGACTAGAAGCCGCAGGAATGGCTAATTTCCAACCGTATACAGTTACGTCTACTTTAGGTGGGGCTACTGTTGGTCCTGATGGTAGTGTTAATCTAACAACAACCGAAGAAGAACGTGCATTATCTGCGGGTTTATTAGGCGGTGCAGGGGGTGCGTTTAATCGTGCAATGGCTGACCCTGCTGTAGCACAAGAAGAACTGTACAACCAGATGAGAGCCATACAGCAACCAGAAGAACAACGTCAGCGTCTAGCACTAGAGCAACGTATGTTTAATCAAGGGCGTATGGGCGTAAGTTCAGCGGCATACGGTGGTGCTAATCCTGAAATGTTAGCACAAGAACAAGCCATACAAGAAAATATGCTTAAGGCTAACCTCGCGGCTAGGGGACAGTCCATGCAAGAACTAGGACAGTACACCGACATGGGTACATCAATGCTTGCAGGTGCTTATACACCACAGGCTCAAGCATTAGGCTTGCTAGGTGCAGGTACAAACGTAGCGCAGATAGCTGACTTAGGTAGACGTACAGGCGCAGGTTTGTTTAGCGACATTAGCCAGAAATATGTAGACCCGTATACTAAAATGCTTGGTCTTGAATTAGATGCAAAAGCCGCAAGAGACGCAGGTTACTTTAGTTTGTTCTACGGTTAATAGGAGAAAATTATGTCACAAATACCAAAAGGTGATTTAGCGGGATTCTTAACAGGCATACCCTCTCGACCTGCCCCTGTGCAACAGACAGGTTTTGGTTCAGGAATGTTAAATCAAATGAATAGAAATGTTGAAAATATGCGTAACGTGGGTTATCGTTTAAGAGGCGAAGAAACCCCTGAAGCTAGACAAGCTAAAGCATTGGCTTCTTTAGATTTAAACACTGCTGAGGGATTACAAAAACTTGCTCAAGCACAACGAGCAACTGGTGATTTAAAAGGGTCAGTAGTTACTCTGCAAAAAGCACAGGCTATTGCACAACAAGAAGCACAAAAAGAAGCAGTAATTAAACTAGCTAGACAACAAGGCAATACAGTTGTTGAAGACTTTGTTTTAAATGGTGGGTCAGTAACTAAGGCTCAAGAAGTATTGCTAAGAAGTGACCGAGGTACTTCTGTTAAAACATCTAGTTTAACTAAAGGAGAAGTAAAACAATACGACCTTTACTTAGATAGCATCAGTGAAAAGCAATTAGAAGACGCAGGTCTGGACACCCCGTTGTTCGGTAAAATAAGAAAGGACGATAAGCTACGTATATACTATAATGCTGAAGATTTGTACACTAACTATCCTGAAATAGGCAGAGAAGGCGCGTTACTGGAAGCTGTACGTCAGTATGGTATAGAGCAACAACCAGAGTCAGCACAGCAACAAAGCAACTCTAACAGTTCTTCTGGAATGACAGGTGCAAAAATTAATCAAGTAAGGTAGGATTCTAATATGGCTAGTCCTCGTATGAAACGTGCTAAAGAACTGGCACAAAAAAGAGAGCAAGAAACAACTGAGTCTGTTCCTACTTCTGAATTTTCAGGTAGACCAATAACGCTTGCAGAAATACAATCAAATGAATACTTAATGAAAAACGGTATTCTTTCTGGTGATTTGTGGGACGAAGAAACAGGTGAAATAACTAGAGTGTTTTCTAAACCAGAGGACGCTGTTACACAAGGTCGTGTCATTACTCAAGAAGATATTAATAATAATACATACTTACAAGAAAACGATATTAAAGCGGGCGATAGATTCTATGACAATGAGATTTATCGTGCAAGTACAGATGATGCTTGGGTACAATTTAAGTACGGCTTTAGTGAAGGCAACAGCATTACAGAAAATGCAGGTATCTGGTTAGAAAGTGTTTTACCTATTGGTGAAATAAACATAGACTTTAGTAAGAACGACTTTAGTGCTATAAGTTATGAGTCTCCTACTGAACTTTACGGTGAAGGGTACACGGAAGCATCTCCAGAAGAACGTAGAGAAATGATTATTAGAAAGAAAGAACGCGACCTACAGCACGACTATGGTCAGTTCTTTGACCCAAATGAAAACTCAGGTGCGCGTACAGTAGGTCAGATTGCAAGTCAAATTGCTGACCCAACTACTGCTATTCCTTTTCTAGGTGGTTACAAAACTATAGCGGCAACAGGTGCTACTATCGCGGGTGGTAGTACAGCACTTGAACAGTACACGCAAAAGGGCGAAGTAAATCCTACGGACGTAGCAATATCGGCTACGTTTGGTGCTGTGCTTCCTACTGCAATAGTTAAAGGTGTCAACGTAGTTAAAGATAAAGGTGCTAAAAAACTTGTAGAACAAGCGCAGGGTGTTATTGACAGCCACATGGCTAGAGGCGGTACAACCCGTGGTATTAACCAAGCACTTACTGACGCAAAGATTAATCCTGTTAAAGTTGAGATAGCGGCTAAAAGAGCAGACACTAAAATAAGAATACCTTTAGATAAAACACAAGCAGAGAAGGCTATTAACAAAGCTATTACTAGAGACTCAGCGGTGTCCCGTCAGTACAGTAAAGGTCTTGACAAATATCTAGGTGCATTATCTACACGTATTGGCAACATATCTCAACCAGTTAAAAACAGATTGCGTAGGTTTGAGTTTAATATACACAGCCGTACAGCCGAGTTGTCTAAAAGAGTTGAGCCTTTCTTTAAAGGATTTAAAAGTGTACCTCAAGGAATACAGGTGCAGGTTTCTAAACATTTATACAACGGTAACTTTGATGCGGCTGAAGGATTAATGGAGCAGGTGTCTCCTTCTTTAGCTTCAGCATTTAGAAACAATGTCAAGCCTTTATTAGATGAACTAGGTACAGAGTTGCAAGAATCTGGGCATAGCTTTGAAAAACTAGCAAACTATTTCCCACGTAATGTCAAGGACTATGATGGACTACGTGCATCTTTGGGTCTTAAAGAGCGAGGCATACTAGATGAACAACTAGAAGCATACGCTAAAAGTAAAAAGACAAGCGTAAGTAATTTGACTGACGAAGAAAGGTCTAAAGTTTTAGACTTAGCGTTACGTGGTTATCGTCAAACAAAAGATGGCTTTAAACCACGCTATGCAAAACAACGTGAGATAGATAAAGTTAATAACTTAAGCATGGATTCCTATGCAAACGCTGATGAATCTTTAGCTATGTATATACGCAACGCAGTACACGACATTGAAAGAAGAAAGTTTTTTGGTCGTTCTGCTATAGACGACAGTGCTAAACAATTTGATACCCAAACATCTATTGGTCAGCTTACTAGAGACTTAATGGAAGACGGTGGTCTTGACAAAGCTAGACAGCTAGAACTAGAAGAGTTGTTGTCAGCTAGGTTTATTGGTGGTGAGCAAAGCCCATCAGCAGGTGGTAAACTGGTACGTGACTTAGGCTATATGAGTACTATTGCTAACCCTATCACAGCAATGATACAGCTAGGTGACATCGGTGTTACTGCTTCTCTAAAAGGATTTAGAAACACAATATCAGCTATGTTCGGTACAAAAGATATTAAGATTGTAGACTTAGGTATTGACGATTTAATTACAAAAGAGTTAGCATTAGGTGACAACAGAAAGGTTGCAAAACTTCTTGACAAACTAATGGGTGGTGTTGCGTTTAAAGCTATTGATAGATTAAGTAAAGAAACATTAATCAATGCTTCGTTGAAACGCGCACGTAACTTAGTTAAGAATCCTAAAGGTGAAGCAAAGCTACGTAGAGAAGTACAGAAAGTTATGGGCGATGAGACTGATTCTTTTATTGCTGACATAAAAAGCGGTGACGTTACTGAAAATATTAAACTGTGGGCGTTCAATGAACTATCAGAAGTACAGCCTATATCGCTTATCGAAATGCCAGAAGGATACTTGAATGCTAAGAATGGTAGGCTTGCGTATATGCTTAAGTCATTTACCTTGAAGCAGATTGACTTGGTACGTAACAGAGTAGTAGGTGAGTGGTCTAAAGGTAGTAAAGTACAGGCAAGTAAGAATGCCGCACTGTTAGCAGGATACTTGACAACAGCAAACGTGGGTACTTCCACTGTTAAAGACATACTGCTAGGTCGTGAGGTACGTCCTGAAGATATACCCGACAGAGCGTTGTGGTCTTTGCTAGGCGTATACGGAATGAACGAATACGTATATGATAGATACCTAAAGCAAGGTAAGATAATAGAGGGGGCGGCTATGTATGTAACCCCTGCCGCGCCTTATGTAGAAGCTGTTACTACTCTTGTTAAAGAACCTTTTGAAGATGACCCTGACTACGGTAAAGCACTTAACGGAATACCTGTAGTTGGTCGTGTACTGTACAACTGGCTTGGCGGTGGTGCTGAAAGATTTAACGAACGTCTGGATGAGGATGATTTTTAATGGCTGAACGTAGAAGAAAGTACAACCCGTCTGTGCGTAGAGAAGCTGACGACCAATTAAAGCAAGCAGGTGAACTGGGTTACGGTTTACTGAGCGTTGCTCCTTTGACAGGAGAAGCAATAGCGGCTAAAGAAGCAAAGGATTACTTCGAGGAAGGCAGGACTGGCATGGGTATGTTGTCTGCGTTAGGTGCTATTCCTTTTCTAGGCGCAGGTATACGTCCTATTACTAAAGGTGTGGGTAGCTTAGTAAACAAAATAGCACAGAATACGCCAACACACATCCCTGATTTTTATTCAGGTAATCCTATAAAAAGTATGTATAACTTTGGTAAAGAGTTTGTCAAGTCTACTCCTGCCGCAGTACGTGAGAGTATAGACCCACAGGCTGTAGCCAAACGTAGAGTTCAAGGTATCTCTGACAACAAGGTTGACGATTGGATTAGCGATAAGGGACAAGACGCAGACCTAACAGCTATCTCTATTAATCGTCAGCTACCGAATACCGAGGGCAATGTACTTGAAGAAGGCATTGTTGGTCTTAAGTTTTTAGACTCGCGTATTCCTATGGAAGATACCTCAAGATTATCTAAAGGTATTGGTCAAGGATTTAGAGAAGGTGACGAGATTCCAGAGTCTATTGTTAATAGAGCAATGAATCATTTGACTAAAGGACCGCACATTAAAGACCCTAAAGCTAAGATGGAGTTTCAAATTAAAGACCCGTCAGCTATAAAAAATGCAGGGTATAGAGAAGCCGCAGGGGGTGCGCCAACAAGTGCGCCTATTAATAGAGCGTTAAATGGCAAGGCAACAGACGATTACTTAAAGGTTCTAAACAAGAATCGTAGCATGGCTAAGAAACCTCCTGTTGAAAAGCTAGATGGTACTGACATGGTTGAGTTTATGCAGATAGCTTCTACATTAGATACCAGAGCGTATCAGATAATGAAACGTGCAGGTGCAGGGGACTATCAGCCAAGTGATATGTTGAGTGTACTCTTAGCGGCTAGGGCAAAACAAGCGGCAGGTAGACCAATACAGAAATCACAGAAACAAGTACTCGATACGTTCAATAAGCTAGTGAACGCAAAAGCAATAAAGATGGCGCGTGTATCTGATGAAGCAGGGAATACCGTCAGTGCTAGAAACATTACAGATATAAAGAAACCTGACGGATACCTTGTTACTCAGCAGTCGTACATTTCTGGTCAGCAGGAACTAGGAGGAATGAACTCTTTTGTTGTGGTTGACCCTAAGAAAGAAGAGATGTATTCTATGTTGAGTGACGGTCACGATATGTTTGGACAGAACCCAATAGGGGGTCATGGTCTTATAACAACATCCCCTATTATAAAGAACTCCTACAAAACAAAAACCAAGTGGGATAGCGAACAAATTAAAACCAGAGCAACAAAAGAAAACGTAGAGAAGGCTTTAAAGAAAACAGAAGATATGACAGACGTTCCTCGTAAGAAAGGAGAACGACCCGAAGCATACACTAAGAGAGCGTTACGCAATTCCAAACCTGCGGTAACTCAGGCTGACCGAAGAAGAGCATTAGCCGCTAAAAGAAAACTACAGGGAACTGCGGTAGTCGGTACTGGTATGCTAGGATATGGTACAGCAGAAGCAATGTCAGATGATGAATAACAAAAGGGGGCATTGCGCCCCCTTAGTTTTACCTATGTTATTTCACACGCTCCTCCGACACACGCTAGTTCCTGAGAACCTGTGGTGTTGTCCTCCTTCTCAAAGTTCTCTAGGTCATCCCAATCAATATCAACTGGCATAGCCGCAAGTAACTCCTCATACTTCTCAGCGGTTATGTCCTCATACGGGGCTTGCTGATACACATGGTCACTAACTGGCAACAAACTAATACCACTAACCGAATCAAAGTTATCCCATATCCACTGTGCTATTTGCAGGAACTCACTATCTGTATAATAAACAGTGACACTTGGCTTATGTTCGCACCAGTAATCTTGGTACTTCTTCCAGACTCTTAGCTGTTCCATAGCACCTACCTGCTTTACTGTGGTACTGCTGTCAGGTGACTTGATTGGAAAGCCAAAGACCAATGAAGACTTACTCATTACGTCATCTTCTACAGGGAAACCTGCGGCTGTCATGTACTGAGCAAGCGGGTCTTTCTTGTCTGAACGCACTCTACGAATATAATGCTTAGAAAAACGGGGATGTATGCCACTAGCAGAATCAACAAGCTGAGACACAGTACCGCTTGGCTTAACACAAGTAATAGCTGTAGACTGATTGATGCCAAGTTTCTCAGCCCATTCTTTATTAGTTTTAATAGCAACATCTCTCATCTCCGTTAGCCACTTCTCTAGGTCTGGTGAATCTGTACCTAGTAATTCGTGGTCACATATACCTGTCAAGCTAACACCTAGTAGTGCTTCTTCTTCTGTATTCTTTTTCCATACGTTGCGTAGGTAGCGGAAGTCAGTCAAGGTAGCCTGTAGAGTTCCGATAATGGAAGCTACTTCAACTTTCTTTTTAAGACTAACGAGGTCATCGTCTGCTCGTATAACGACCTCAGATAGGTTACAGAACTGATTACTGCGTAGGATAATCTCAGAGCAAGGGTTAGTTCCAAAGTCCTGCTCAGAGTCTCTCCGTCCGTTCTTAGCGGCTATCTTCTGTGCCGCCACACGACTAAAGATACCACGCTCTCCTGCCTTACTGTCGTACATGGTGTGCATCTCAGTAAGGAATGATTCAAAGTCTGGCTTCTCTGTGTACGCTACGCTGTTGTTAGCTAGTCTGCGTTGTCCTTCATCCATCCACCACTGACCAGACTTAGCCTTAGCCATACGCGGGTCTGATAGGTTTGACAAACTAATCAATGCTGACCTGCGTACACCACCGACAACTACAATGTCTGCAATCTTACATACAACATCGTGACACTCAATACTAGTTAGCTTGCGTCCTGATGCCTTCTGGAATATACCTACACAGAAGTTAAACAAATCCTCAAGAGGTTCTGCACCACTAGCACGACCACCGAATGTCTTAAGTCTAGCACCTGATGGGCGTACCTTGTGCATATCCCACTTAGGTATCTTACCTGCATACAGCATAGCAATCAACTCACGGAATGCACTAGCCCATCCAATCTTGCTGTCAGCTACTACGATGGTACTGTCAGTCTCATGGAATGACTCAGCGATGACAGGTAGTTTGGTGATGAAGTTACGTTCCACACTAAAGCCTACACCAGTACCACACATAAGGACGTACATAAGTTCATCAAAGCTACGAGGTGAGTCAATGTGTAGATAGCTACAGTTAAACCCTGCTACGTTGTCCTTGTCTAACGCTTCACCTGCTGTCATCATACAACGCATACTAGGCATTACGTCTAGGTTATGGATAGCATTGAACAACTGTAGTGCTGTCTTCTCGTTTATCTGACCACGTTCCTTCCAGAAGTCTACGTATCTATTGACTGTCTCATCCCATCGCTCTCGTCTGCCTTCTTCAGGTAGCCAACGTGCGTATCGGGACTTGTGTATAAACTCTTGGTACTGATTCATTTCTTTTCTTCCTTATCCTTTGGTTTCTGTTCTTTGGGTTTTTGTTTCTTAAAGATAGCATCCCAATTATTTGCAAACTGTTCGGCATCTTTGGTGGGTCTACGTCCTGACCCTTTACCGTAATCCGTCTGCCCTTTCATTGTCTACCTCCTTTATAAGTTTGTTCAAGTACCACTGTGCTTTACGCAAATCCTCTAGTCCTTTACCCTTACGCTCGTATCTCCACAGGTACTTCATAGTATTGCCCTTGAGATAACCTTTGAATGCGTCTGGTGTCATAGACTCTTCTATGGCTTCGATACATTCTATCTTACCGTAGTTGTAATGTGGTGGACTGTTTACAAAATCCTCATACTTCTTTACTAGTGTCGGGTGTTTGTCCCGTAGTGCATCCCAATCAGCAGGGGTTGCGTCATCAATACTCATTGTTTAAACTCCTTAATAGCTTTCTTCTTTTCAGCTTCTCGTATTTCTTTTTCTCAGCTTCAATCTCAGCTACAATATCAGCCATTCCTATTATCTCACCATAATGAGGCGAATCAGGATTGTTGTCGTACATATCTCGTTCTTTAATATCGTCATCAATGTTCATAATCGTCCTCCGTAAATAAGTCTCTGTTCCTAATTAATCTATCTTCGAAAGCCTCTAGCAAGTCCTCAACTGAGATGTCTAAAGTCTCAAGAACTAACACTGCATCGTAGTCCCTTGCTACTGCTTCCTTGAGTTCCTCCTATGTATGTGACATTATTTTTTTCCTTCAACATATTTAACAAGTTCTTGTGCTGTGCTGAGTGTGTAGTGCTTCATACCTTCCTTATCGCACCATTGACCCATTGTAATCTTACCGCCTTTACGTACCTTCTTATGTTCGTTGGACAGTAAGAATACTAATTCCCAACCATCTTCTAATATTGTATCACGTATTGACTTATATTTCAAGGTGTCTCCTACACGAAAGAAACCTTTTACTTCCACCATGACTTTCTTTTCTTCGTGTACGAAGTCTGGCATATAAGTCCTGTGTACTGTGTAAGGTACACCGTATGGTTCATACTTAAATCCCTTACGTTTAACCTCTTTAGAAAACTCCTTCTCTAACGCTGACCTAAACTTACCACTCTTTTGTTTACTCAATGTCCACCTCCATTACCTTTGGTTCGTTCTCTACTTTTATCAAGAACTTTGGACCGTAGGAATAGGCAAACTTTCTTACCTCTGGATAGCAATGCTTTTTGTATTGACAGTACGAGCATTTTATACCCAACTTTATATTGCCAGATTTCCCGTCTGGTACAGAGTCTGAGCAAAAGGTTTCTGGCTCGGACAAACCTACTAGCTTTTTTACATGGCGTATACGCTCTCTAATGTCCCCCTTAATGTACTTGTAGATAGGGGCTTGCGTATCCTCTAGGTCATACTTAAGTACAGCGAGATGACCGTTGGCTTTGTCCATAGCTAACCAACCGAACTCAGTCTCACCACAGGCGTGAGCGTATGCTTTAATCTGGTCAACATAACCAAAGGCATCGTCCATTGCTAGTGTACCATCCTTAAACTTCTTGAACCCGAAGGAACTAGCGGACTTAACATCAATAACTATACCGTCAATCTTACAATCCATGTGACCTTTGATACCTTCTACTTCGCATACCTTCTGTTCATCAGTTACTGAATGTCCTGCCATTCTAGTTAGGAATAGTAACATCTCTTCAATCAAGTGACCATACATAAACTTAATGTAAGTAGCAGGTTGTATAGCTTCCTTCTCAGTACCATTGACAACATTCCATAGAACTCTATCGTCTCGACCAATGTTTGACAGGCGCAAGGTTCGGCTATCTCTAATACGTTTACGTCCAAACTCAGTACGCATTAGAGTCTTCATGTTCTCACCAAACTTCTCAATCTCTGCTTCTACATCAACAGATTCTTCTGCCTCTTTTGTCTCCATCAGCCGATAGATGTCATTAACTAATGTGTGTATTGTCTTCTTCATTATCTATCTCCTTGAATGCTTTGATGACATCGGTTGAGAATAGCTTACGTAGATTGACCAAGTGCATACGGCTTGCGTTGTGGTCACCACCTGATACACTTCTGAACGTATCAAGTTTGTTTACTATCTTCTTTAATACAGGTGTCTTGAACACTAAGGTACAGTACTCTTCGTCACCAATGCAGAGGTTATGAAACCAGTAGTCCGACTCAGTAGCCTCGATGCCTGACGGCTTACCCCATGACTCATACTCGATGCAGATGTTGCCTGTCTTCTGCCACAAGTCTTTCTCAGACTTAACCTCTATCTTTTTGTCCTGTAGCATCTCAGCCACCCTGTCTTCCCTGACTTCTCCATACTGTAAGTCGAGGTCAAACTTCTTTCTATCTTCTTTAGTGGGTTTCACTCCAGTTATCTCCTATCTGATATTCGCCCGCAAGTGGGCAGTTAAGATTAAAGTGGTGACCTGATGCTTCCATACAGGAAACAGCAAGCCTACCGAATGTATCTACCTGCTCTTCTTTAACCTCTGTCTGTATCTCATCATGGATATTACCAACAAACTTGTAGTCAAGACCCCAGATGGTTGCGTACTCGTCAAGCAAACAGAGTACCTTCTTCATAACTATAGCACCTGCTGACTGTAACAATGTATTTAGTGCCGAGTGTTCTGAGCGTACTGCGACCCTTCGCCCGTCCAGTCCTCGAACATAACCTCTTCGAGATGCCACGCTAACTCTTTCTCGTAAGTCTCTAAGAGATGGCGTGTTTGTAAGGAACTTCTCCTTAAGTCGCTTACCATCTCTAGCAGTTCCTCCAACGATACTTCCGATTTTTGCATCTCCTGCTCCATAGAGGAACGCATAGATGAAAGTCTTTGCTTGACTTCGTGTGTCAACACCACTAGCAAGTTGGTTTGCTGTATGAATGTCTCCAGTGAGTATTTCATTTGTATATGCCTCATCCTTCATATAGTGTGCAAGCATTCGTAACTCAAGTCCTGATGCGTCCATGCCTACAATCTTGTAGCCTTTGGGTGATGTCCAACAGGCTCTACAATCTGTACCATAAGGCGCACTTGAACTAGGTACTTGTGCTAGGTTAGGACTAGAGTGCGTCATGCGTCCAGTCACTGCACCATTAGAGTTTACATATCCGTGTACCCTACCATCGTCCTCAACAGCATCCAACCAACTCTGTATCTGAGCAATACGCTTCTGAACCATTAGGTATTCAGCAATCATAGATGCCTCAGGTATGTCGGTTACTTTTGATAACACTGACTCGTCAACAATAGCTTGACCCTTCTCTGTAAACTTATCTGGCTTCCAACCAAAGTACTGTAGGTATCGTCCTATCTGCTGACGAGAACCCAAGTTAAACTCTGGATAATCTATGCGCGAGAACGTCTGTACATAATCCCGCCAGTATTCACCCGCGAAGCGTAAGCCGACCACAGATAACGAGCCATCTTTTTTATACTTCGGGGTGACTTGTTTAATATATGTAGGTAGTGGTATGAATTTCTCATGTACCATGTCTTCAAGTTCATATTTCTTCTCCTTTAATTTAGCTAATAAAACGAATGCGTGTTCTTGGTCTAGCATCCATCCTGTGTCTGTTTGATGATTAACAATAGTTTGTACTCTGTGTTCAAGGTCAATGCTTTCGCTTCCAAAGTTAGCCAGTACGGTTTGTAGCGCGTAGTAAACTTTGACATTAACCAACACATCTTGCTTACAATACTCCACCATGTCTTGCGAATACGTATCCCAATCATTGTGTTCTCCTTTCGGGAAACCTAAACGCTGTCCCCAGTTATCTAATGAGTGACCGCCTTCCCGTGATGGGTCAGTGAGTCGTGACAATACTAATGTATCTGTAATCTTGCAACTGCTAAAGTCTGTGCCTAGTAAGCGTTCAAGAACTGGTACGTCATAGCCAATGATGTTATGACCGATGACCTCAGCGTCTTTGATATAAGTATTGAAGTCCTGTAACGTATCGCCAGAGAATACAGTTGTCTCTTGGTTTGATAGGTCACAAGCAACGATTACCCAAACCTTTGTAGGCTTTAGTCCGTTAGCTTCTATATCAAAAACTATCTGCTTCACTAGAACTCCTGCTTATCGTCAGCAACAGGGCATGATGTTTCAACCATACGTCCTGTATCTTTGTCATAGTATAGGTAACAAGCAGGTCCTGTTAGTCCTGCAAACCTATTCTTAAGTACACGAACTGTAGTCGTGTTGCGTACCTTTGCGTCTGCGTTCTGTTGGTCACGTTCCAAACCAATCACCATGTCGGATAGCTGTGCGATAGATGCCGAGCCACGTAACTCTGCTAGGCTAATCTGTCCACCATCTTCGTGTGCTTTGCCTGATGGTCTGCGTAGGTGTGACACTAAAAACAAACCAACGCCTGTCTCCTGTACTAACTGTCGTAGCTTAGTCATAATGCCGTCAATGGCTTTACGCTCGTCACCATTCTCTTGGTCACTCACAACAATACTCAAGTGGTCAAGAATAATCCATTTACAATCAAGACCTTTCGCCATATACCTAATGCGACTTAGTAAGTTATCCTCATTGGTTGAACCCCAATGGTCAAACATAAAGATACGTCCTGTACCTAAGGTCTTGTCCCAAAATATCTTCTTGGTATCCCTGTCGAACTCACGACTCAGGTGTAGAGTTTGGTTAGCCTCGATGCTCATAATACCGAGAGCAGTCTTGGGTATGTCCTCCTCCAACGCGAGTATGCCGATGTTGTCATCTGTTGCACCTAGTAAGTAGTGTTCCAACTCTCTGACAATCTGTGACTTACCCATACCTGAACCACTAGTGATGGTTACAAGTTCTCGTTCCCTGAATCCGTAGGTCAGGTCGTTAAGACAAGTCCACGGATATGGTATCGACTTGACTTCTTCCTGTGCCACAATCGACTCCCAAGTATCAAGTCCTGAGATGATGCCATCAGGTTGATACGTCTTTGCATTCCACCACTCCTTGATGAACCCTTGCACGTTACGTTCCTTCAGCATTTCACCTGCGTCCTTTGCAGGTAACTTTACGTTCTTCGCTTTGTTAGGTGTAAACAAATCCAACACCGAGCGAGATGCTTCCTGACCCGCTGTGTCACTGTCGAAACAGATGACCACATTCTCAAACGACTCAAGCCATTCCAAGTTTGCCTTGATGTCTTTGACTGCGCCTGATGCACCTGACCGAATAGATACGACAGCCCATTTGCCGTCAAACATCTCCGATACTGCTAGTGCGTCAGCTTCTCCTTCTACTACTGTTATGTATTTACCACCACCTTTGAATGCTTGCTGACCAAACAGACCTACGTTGTCGAACGTACCACTAGCATAGAATGCTTTGTTCTCTACGATGCGTGACTTGTTCCCTGTCTGTGCGCCTGTGTCCTTGTCAAAGTATGGGTAGTGGTGCTTGCTTATCTTCCCTGCTGTATCGTACTCAACAGTGACACCGAACTTCTTGCACGTTGCCTCTGAGATACGTCTGTCTGGGATTGATGCTATAACACCTGTCATCTCTAATGTCCTGTTCGCTTTAGGTTTACTCTCAATAACTTGACCATCACCTCTCTCGTAGTGGTCACAACCGCCTGTAAAGCAGACGGCATGACCATCGGAGTACCTCGCCAAGTTGTTCTTTGAGCCACACGAAGGGCATGGCTCATGTCTGACAAAGTGAGAGTCAGTCATTAGAAATCACCACCACCTTCGGTAGCTTCGGCTAGTTCAATGACCTTGATTGCTGACAGGTAGGTTGACGTACCATGTACGGGGTGAGGTTTACCCTCTGCGTACTTGACCCGAACCTTTGAGCCTCTGGTCAATCGACCGCTGAACTCATTACCATCTGCATCAAACATCGGCACTTCATACTTAGTGCTGAACTTACGCTGTGGAGTACCTTCATACTCGCGTAGCTTGACACCCTTGTTGGCTAGTGTATCTGCGTCAGCAGGTTCTAGCGATAGGACTAGGGAATACTTCCCAGTTGATTGACCCTGATATTCTTCGTGTTCGTCAAGGTTTGCGAACGCTACATTTCCTTCTAATACTGCCATAGTAATTTACCTTATAAAGTTAAAAAAGATTACTTAAGAATACTTTAGAATTTATCTTTAATGTTAAAAACTAAAGTATCTAAGTATATTATATCATGTATCACTTGCTGTTGCAACTATGTTTATAAATTAATTGTTACTCCTTATTATACCACGTTCATCTGTCGTTGACCAGTTCTCCTCTATCGCCTCGTCAGATGCCGAATGGCAATCTGAACATAGGTCGATAAATTCGTCAGTCACTCTGTCTTTCTTGCGTAACTCTGCCTCGGTCAGTATAACGTCACAGGCTTTACATCTACTCATCTTCAATCTCCTTGTATGGTCTGCCGTATGTAATCACTAGGAATGGTAGCATAATCACCACGCCCTCAAAGGGCATTGTGCTGTGTTCCTCCGTCTCGCTGTTAATTACCCATACTGGTCGACTGTCAACAAATTCTAGGTCGACACCTACTCCGTTGCGTAGTTCGACTGTAAACAGCCTGTTAAATATAGTTGTATTAATCATCTTGCTCGACCTCCTCGTCGTAGTCTTCGTTGTCGTCATACGGCTTGTAGTATCCTTTCTGCTCTACATAATCGCTGTAGTCATAACTTGGGTCATCATCAACCCTGCAATATTCTCTACCCATTTATACTTGCTCCTATAATCTGTGCGTACTCGTACCCGTCCGCAAATCCTCGTTGATATTCCTCGCTCTCGCTTGGGTCACAGTTGAACCCACTCAACCCATCATACTCGCCTCGCTCGTAGTCTGTCAACTCCTGCCAGTAATCCTGCAAATTATACTGCTTGTCTGCCAGTGTTTCAAGCTGTGCTTGCTCTTGATAGTCTCTACTCATATTATTACCTCACCAGTTATGAACCACGCCCGCAATAATAAACAGGCACGTTACCAAGTTTAATAATACCACAGCAGACCGCATAAATGCAACTATATCTGCCTCTCTGTTGTTGTCCCCCAGTTTCTCACCGAGAGACAACGCCCACAATCGCCACAGTTTACGCATCAAGCCTCTACCTCCTCGATGGCTACGTCATCATGTCCAATGTTACGCCAAATCTCCGCTATATCTTCAGCCTCAGCGCGTGTCTTTAGATAGTACCTGTTGACCTCTAAACCTCCGACCCAAATTGTGTAATATGTCATTCGTCCTCCTCGCCCAACCACAGGGCATAATCTTTTATCTCCTCGCGGAGGTTGTCAAGGCGTTGCTCAAAGTCAAATATATCGTCCTGTAATGACTCATCGCACCGCTTACGTAACTGCTCCAATCTACAAGAGGCATCGAACAAGCTGTCCTCTACGTGCTTGCCTCTTAATTCGTCTGCTAGTCTCTCGTTGTTCATGCTACTGCCTCCATCTCAAAATTTTCACCTACAAAATCTAATGCATATTTTTCCGCACGTTCATTGCTTTCTGTTAAAATCTGATGAACCATTGCATCTGCGTCGGTATCCCAAAACATAACTCTATAGGCTAGTTTATCGTCACCCTCTGCAATTATTGCTTCCAAACCAAACTCGCTATTAATGTATTTTTTAAAAACTATCATGCTTTGTGCCTCCTATAGGCTAGGTTTAATTTCAATATAGAAGGGTACTTTAGCAAATACCCAACTATATTGCAACTCCTCCTATTAATCTACTAAATACCAGTCTCTCGACATCTCGACAACGTCTGACTCTCCCCTGTCTAGTTGCATAAATCCTTTGCGAGTGTAGACCCTAGACCATTTATCCGCAAGGGTCAACACGGCATTGAGTCTGCTCTGTGTGGTGCGTGTCTGCCAACCTGCATGACTAATAAACAGCCTGTTTCCTTCGCGCATGGCTATTGGATTGCCGTGTAAATACAACGTGCCTCCTTCGCTGACTGTGTTGTCTTTACGCGCATCTTCACCGCGCACGAATGCTCCTACTACTTGCTTTTCTATCTGTCTCATTTTGCTACCTCCAAAAGTGTGTGATATTCATCTTTTTTGTCTAAATATTTCTCTAACAGGTTAACTGTTTGCTCGTTCAATTTGCCCTTGTAATCTGGCAGAATAGCATTCTGTGCCTTAAAAATACCCATTGCCTCGTTTTCGTCTCGCTCTGCGATTTTGTTGTAGTCGTCGCGGTCTTGCTCGTTGTCTGCCTTGACTGCCCATATACGCCATCTCAAAGCCTCAATGTCTGTTTTATACTGCTCCTGTTTGAATCTGTTGTATAAGTCTAGTTTTCTCATAACGTGTGCCTCCGTTGGCGTTGTCGTTGTTTGATGGTTCACACCTTGCCAAATGCCTCACCAATGTTCCACCAAAACGAGTGACCAAAATATACAATCGGGTCACTACCGCTTGGTGACTGGTCTACAGCCTAAAATTATTTTTAGACAAATCTGGATTTCCTCGCGTGCGCCCGTGTGTGGCTGTGCGCGTATGTGTGCGTGTGTGTACGTGTGTGTGCGTAGCGTGTGGGTATGCGTGTGTGCGCGTAGGTACGCCTGTGGGTATCCGCATGGACACACACACTCGCGCCCGCAGGTATCCGCAGGTGTACGCAGGTACGCGCCCGTATGTGTACGTGTGTACGCGCGAGGGGGCGGGGGGGCGCGTGGGCGCATGACGCGCTGTGTGGTATCCCCCTGTACACAAAAAAAGCTAATATTCAATAAAAAGAATTAACCTTAGTTTGTACTCTAAGTTGTTGATTACCTTAAGTATTCTAATGGCTGGGATATGTATGACCAATACAATAAAAAAGGTCACGGAAGGGGAACTAAAAAGTTGACTGCGGGTCTAATAAATAACTTGACATTCAGACTAAAGTATGCTATAATATGTTTATAGTATAGAATAATTTAAAGCCTTAAGTATACTTAAGTAGTGTTTAGTTATTAATCATTAATGTTAAATATAAACGCTATCCTAAGGATACTTAAGATAACTTAAGGAGAGTCCATTGACTATCGAAACGAATCCTCCGAAAAGGAGGGGGCGACCAAAGAAATCAGACATGGTGTCAAGAAAGAAAGGTGCTACTGGTTTGTCAAGAGGTAGACCGAAAGGTGATGCCGCTATTATCAACGAGTACAAAGGCAGGATGTTGTCATCCCCTAAGTCTCGTAAAGTATTAGAATCAATATTCGATGCGGCACTTAACGATGACCATAAGAATCAAGCCGCGGCATGGAAGTTAGTCATGGATAGAATATTACCTACAGCGGTATTTGAGAATGATGTTGTTAAGGGTGCAGGGAAGTCAGCAATACAGATTAACATTACTGGAGTTGGTGGGGAAACCACGGTGGTGTCAAATAATGAAGATGTCATTGACGATGGGGAAATCATAGATGGCTAAGTATTTTACTGAAGAAGAGTTTGCCTGTCAGTACACGGGCAATAACGAAATAAGTCCTAAGTTGATTGAAAGATTAGATGAACTTAGAGAGGCTTGCGGTTTCCCATTTATAATCACATCAGGATACAGAGATAAAACACACCCAATCGAAGCCAAAAAAACTAAAGCAGGAACTCATGCACAAGGCATTGCCGCAGATATTAAAGTCAACAACGGTCTACAGCGTTTCAAAATCGTTGAGGAGGCTATCAAGTTGGGTTTCACGGGAATCGGAGTTGCTCGTAGTTTTGTTCATGTTGACATCCGCAATCCTGACGATACAACCCCTTATGTAATGTGGACTTACTAAGTGACGGAACTTAATGTTTCGTTGCTACCGTGGCAACAAGAAGTATTTGAAGATGAAACTAGATTCAAGGTCATAGCCGCAGGTAGACGTACAGGTAAGTCAAGGTTAGCCGCCTGGATGCTAATCATCAGGGCTTTACAGACTGAACGTGGTCATGTCTTCTACGTTGCCCCTACACAGGGTCAGGCTAGGGACATTATGTGGCAAGTCTTGATGGAGATAGGCAACCCCGTCATAGCCTCTAGTCATGTTAATAACTTACAAATAAAGCTAGTCAACGGTGCAACCATAGCACTCAAGGGTGCGGACAGACCAGAAACCATGCGTGGTGTCAGTCTTAAGTTCCTAGTTATGGATGAGTACGCTGACATGAAGCCAGAGGTCTGGGAACAAATCCTACGTCCTGCGCTGGCTGACCAAAAGGGTGATGCGTTGTTCATTGGTACGCCAATGGGACGTAATCACTTTTATGATTTATATACGTATGCTTGTGTTGCAGAAGATGAAACCTTTGTAGGTTATCACTTTACAAGTTACGACAATCCATTGCTAGACCCTGAAGAGATTGAAGCGGCTAAGAAGTCTATGTCTGCATTCAGTTTCCGACAGGAGTTCATGGCATCATTCGAGGCGCAAGGTAGTGAATTATTCAAAGAAGATTATGTCAGATTTAGTGAAGACGAACCTGAAGAAGGTCAGTACTATATTGCAGTCGACTTGGCGGGCTTTGCTGATGTGGCTAATGCAACGACTAAAACAAAACGCCTTGACCAGACTGCCATCTCGGTTGTCAAAGTTAGCCAAGAAGGTTGGTGGGTCGCTGAGATTATTCATGGCAGATGGGGTGTTGAAGCCACTGCAAGAAAAATCTTTGAAGCTGTCCGAGACTATAAACCAGTGGCGGTTGGAATTGAAAAAGGAGCGTTAAAGAACGCTGTGTTACCCTACATATCAGACCAAATGAAAGCCAACAACAGATTTTTTAGAATAGATGAATTAACACACGGTAATAAAAAGAAGACAGACAGAATTGTCTGGGCGTTACAAGGTAGATTTGAACACGGTAAGATAACACTTAACAAAGGTGACTGGAATACAGAGTTCCTTGACGAACTATTTCAGTTTCCAAACAAACTTGTACATGATGATTTAATTGATTCATTAGCTTATATAGACCAACTAGCTAATGTATCCTATATGTCTTCCTACCAAGAAGATGACTTTGAATTTTTAGACGATTACGCAGGGTACTAATATGATAGAGGGAAATGAAGACTTTACGCTAGAGCAAAGCCTAGAAGAATGGGTCAATGATAAATGTCAAGGTTGGCGTAATCATTTTGATTCTAACTATTCCGAACAATTTGACGAATATTATCGTTTGTGGCGCGGGCAATGGGCGGCAGAAGACAAGACTAGAGAGTCTGAACGCTCTAAGATTATATCCCCTGCCCTACAACAAGCAGTTGAGTCTTCCGTTGCGGAACTAGAAGAAGCAACCTTTGGTCGTGGTAAATGGTTTGACATCGAGGATGACGTTACAGACCAAGAGAAACGCGATATAGCTGTTTTAAGAGAGACTTTATACAAAGACTTTAAGAAAAATAAAGTCCGTAAAGGAGTAGCCGAGTGTCTTATTAACGCGGCAGTCTTTGGTACAGGCGTTGCTGAAGTAGTATTAGCCGAAGAAAAAGAGTTTCAACCTGCTACACAGCCTGTTATGGGTGGTGAACTAACAGCAGTTGGTGTCAACATTGTAGATAAGACCTGCGTTAAGCTACGACCAGTAATGCCACAAAACTTTTTGATTGACCCACTAGCTACATCTATAGAAGATGCTTTGGGTTGTGCGATAGATGAGTTTGTTTCTTCACATCAAATAGAACAACTACAAGAACAGGGTGTTTATCAAGATGTTGAAGTAGGTATAGCCGCTTCTGACTTTGATATTGAACCTGATAAAGATTTATCCGTTTATGAAGATGATAAAGTACGCCTGACTAAGTATTATGGTCTTGTGCCTCGTCATTTATTAGACTCTGCTAGTACAACTAGTGAAGAAGAAGAAATGGAAAGTTTAGGTTTAGACGAGGAATCTGATAGTTACTACGTAGAAGCTGTAGTAGTTATAGCTAATGAAGGTACTCTTCTTAAAGCAGAAGCTAATCCTTATATGATGGCTGATAGACCTGTCGTTGCATTCCCGTGGGATGTAGTTCCTAGCCGTTTCTGGGGTAGAGGAGTATGTGAGAAAGGGTATAACTCTCAAAAGGCGTTAGACGCAGAACTACGCGCTCGTATTGATGCTCTTGCTTTGACTATACACCCTATGATGGCTATGGATGCTACTCGTATGCCTAGAGGTGCTAAACCTACTGTACGTGCGGGTAAGACTATCCTAACTAATGGCAACCCTAGTGAAGTATTACAGCCAATTAACTTTGGTAATGTAAGTCAAATGACCTTCGGACAAGCCGCTGAGTTACAAAAGATGGTACAAACGGCTACAGGTGCTATTGATTCAGCAGGTATTGCAGGTTCTATCAATGGTGAGTCAACTGCCGCAGGTGTATCTATGAGCCTCGGTGCTATTATTAAGCGTCACAAGCGTACCCTGATTAATTTCCAAGAGTCATTCCTAATTCCTTTTGTAACTAAAGCCGCACACCGTTATATGCAGTTTAACCCTGAGCGTTATCCTGTTGCAGACTACAAGTTCCATACTTCAAGTAGCTTAGGTATCATTGCCCGTGAGTATGAAGTTACACAACTCGTACAATTACTACAGACTATGCAACCAGATAGTCCTATGTACTCGCAGTTGATTATGTCAATCGTTGATAACATGAACTTAGCTAATCGTGAAGAATTAGTAGCGGCTTTACAGCAAGCTAATCAACCAGACGAGCAAGCACAGCAAGCACAACAACAGGCTCAACAAGCACAGTTGGCATTCCAAGCATCACAGACTGCGGCATTACAAGGTCAAGCTACAGAATCGCAAGCTAGAGCGCAGAAACTTGCGGCAGAAGCTAGTGTTGTTCCACAAGAACTTGAGATTGACCGTATCAAGGCTGTTACAACTAATTTACAAGCAGGAGATGCTGATGACAAAGAGTTCCAGAAGCGTCTTAAAATATCAGAGCAGTTACTAAAAGAACGTGAAGTAGCTGTTAAAGAACAAGGACAAACAAATGATAACAACCCGCCAATTCCAAGACGCAATGGAGCAGGTCAACAAGGCGTTCGACAAGACATTCGAGAAACTGGAGGAATTGGAAGCAGAGGTCCAAGAACTCAAGCAACGCCCGTTGAAATCCCCAGAGGTGAAATCTAATGCCCGCAAAAAAAGACCCAAGACTAGCTAGAGCAGGAGTCTCTGGCTATAACAAACCTAAGCGTACACCTAATCATGCTACTAAGTCTCACGTAGTTGTAGCTAAAGAAGGTGACAAGGTTAAGACTATACGCTATGGACAACAGGGAGTTTCAGGTGCAGGTAAGAATCCTAAGACTGCATCTGAAAAAGCAAGACGTAAATCTTTTAAAGCAAGACACGCCAAGAATATAGCCAAAGGCAAAATGTCTGCGGCTTACTGGGCGAATAAATCAAAATGGTAAGGAGAAACTATTATGCCAATGGTAGGAAAAAAGAAGTACCCATACACTAAAGCAGGTAAGACTGCCGCTAAGAAAGCCGCGGCAAAGTCAGGTAAGAAAGTAAAGAAAGTTAAAGGCAAGTACTAATGCCTACGGCTAAAAAGAAATCCACAGTAAACAAAGCGGGTAACTACACTAAGCCTACTATGCGTAAGAACTTATTTAATAGAATTAAAGCAGGTTCTAAGGGTGGTAAGGCAGGACAGTGGTCTGCTAGAAAAGCACAGATGCTCGCTAAAGAGTACAAAGCTAAAGGTGGAGGATACAGGTAATGCCACTAAAGAAGTCACAGAAAAGCCTCAAGAAGTGGACTAAAGAAGAATGGGGTACTAAGTCTGGTAAACCAAGCACTCAAGGTAAGAAAGCAACAGGCGAACGCTATCTACCTAAGAAGGCTCGTCAGGCTTTGACTAAGAAAGAGTATGCCGCTACGACACGTAAGAAACGTGCTGACACTAAAGCAGGTAAACAGGTTAGTAAACAACCTAAAAAGATTGCTAAGAAAACAGCCAGACACCGTAAATAATGCTTGACATATCACCAAAAGTATGCTATAATATTCCTATAGTATACATTAAGTATATTATATAAATTAATTAAAACTGTCCATTAAGGAGAAACAGTTAATGACCAATCAAGAACTTGAGAAATACTATCGCTCTTTAGAAACTATGTTCCGTTCAAAAGGATGGAAGAACTTTAAAGACGATATGTTAAAAAGTGCTAACGAGATTAATTCAGTTGAAGCCTGTAAAGATGACAAAGACCTTTATTTCCGCAAAGGACAACTTGTAGTCATGGCTAATGTGCTGAACCTTGAAGCAATGATAGAACAAGCTAAAGAACAACAAGCTGAAGCTGATGAGACTAATACATAGCTTCTCTTGTGACGCAGGACATACTACAGAAAAGTTTGTAGATTCAGAAACTTATGAAATAGAATGTCCTGTTTGTCAAGCAATAGCAAAAAGAATAGTTACACCAGTTAAAATCAAACGAGATGTGAACTCTGCCGCGGGCAAAGAAAGATGGGCTAAACAGCGGGAGAAACAAATCAAGTATGAAAAGAAACATGGCGTAACACTATAACGTAAGGACAACTCCTGACCATAGAACCCTTACACTTAATACACCTCCATAATGATATGAATCACGGAGTTTAATAATGGCAAGACTATTAGAAGAGCGTCAAGAAGACGACAACAAAACATACGACACCTTAGAGCAAGCCCCTCAAGAAGAGGAAAACCTTGAACCAGAACAGTCTCAGGAAGAGCAACAAGAAGAACAGGAAGAAGTACCTGAAAAATATAAAGGGAAATCCACAGCAGAAATTGTAAGGATGCACCAAGAAGCTGAAAAACTTTTAGGTAAACAAAGTTCTGAAGTTGGTGATTTACGTAAAGTTGTTGACGACTACATAACGACACAACTCTCAACACAAGAAACACAAGCAACACAGCCTGACGAAGAAGTAGACTTTTTTAGCGACCCAGACAAGGCAGTCGCACGGGCTATTGAGAATCATCCTAAGATTAAGGAAGCTGAGAAAATCAGCAACCAATATCGACAGTCTACAGCACTTAGCAAACTGCAAAGCAAACACCCTGATATGCAGGACATTTTGCAGAATGAAAAGTTTGTAAACTGGATTAAGGATTCAAAGATTCGTCAACAGCTATTTGCTCAAGCAGATACGCAGTATGATTATGATGCCGCTGATGAACTATTTTCCCTTTGGAAAGAACGTCAGCAAGTTGTAGCACAGACTGCTAAGAATGAGCAGAAAGAAAGGAAACGTGCTGTTAAATCCGCATCAACTGGTAATGCTAGAGGTAGCGGTGAGCAACGTGCTAAAAAGGTTTATAGACGCGCAGACATTATTAAACTAATGCGTACTGACCCTGATAGATACCAAGCATTATCCGATGAGATTATGCAAGCATATTCTGAAGGGAGGGTACGAAACTAATATTATTTTGGAGAATTAAAAATGACTGATTCAACTTATCCCGCAATGGAAGGCGCAGTAAACAACACTAGCGCGGCAACTTTTATCCCAGAGATTTGGAGTGACGAGGTTATTGCCTCTTATCAAAAAAATCTTGTACTAGCTAACTTAGTTAAAAAACTATCCATGACTGGCAAGAAAGGTGATACTCTTCACATTCCTAAGCCTACTCGTGGTGATGCACACGTTAAAGCCGCAAATACAGCAGTAACTATTCAGGCAGATACAGAGTCAGAAGTACTAGTAACAATCGACAAGCACTTCGAGTACTCGCGTCTAATCGAAGACATTACTGAAGCACAAGCACTAGCTTCTCTTCGTCAGTTCTACACTGGTGATGCAGGTTATGCTTTAGCTAGACAAGTTGATAGCGACTTGTTTCAACTAGGTAAGAAGTTTGGCGACTCTGCTAATGATGACTTTATTCACAGCAACTCTTATAACTTCTCAGGCAGTAGTGGTGTTGAGGCTTATGCCGCTGACTCTGTTGCTTCAACTGATGTATTCAACGATGCAGGTTTCCGTGAGTTAATTCAAAAAATGGATGACGCTGATGTACCTATGGATGGTCGTTGCTTAGTAGTTCCGCCTTCAATCCGTAATGCTATCATGGGAATTGACCGCTACTCTTCAAGTGACTTTGTAGATGGTCGTGTTGTAAACAATGGTCAAATCGGTAACTTATACGGTATTGACATTTATGTTTCTTCTAACTGTCCTGAAATCGAAGCCGCGGGAGACAATAGCGCAGGTGGTGCTGTTAAAGCAGGTATGTTGTTCCACAAGGACGCTATGGTTCTTGCAGAGCAACAAGGCGTTCGCTCACAAACCCAGTACAAGCAAGACTTCCTTGCTACTTTGTATACTGCTGATACTTTGTACGGCACACAAGTAGTACGTCCTGAGTCTGGCTTTGTACTAGCAGTCAACGCTTAGTAGTTGTACTATCTAGGGGATTCCTTCGGGAGTCCCCTTTCCCTTTCTTTTTTTTATCTAGGAGTTTTGTTATGGGTTTATATCGTGGTATTGGTACAGTTGGTGATGCGTCAGATAACGCTTTAATACAAGACGTTACGTCACAAGCAACTGCCGCACAATCAGCCGCAACCCAAGCACAATCCTCCGCAACATCTGCACAACAATCTGCAAACTCTATTAAAACATTAACAGCCGCTACAGGTTTAGCGGGTTCAACAGCTACCTATAATAGCGAGACAGGTGTGCTGACCATTCCTAGAGGCAACACAGGCGAGTCAGGAGCAGACTTAACACCTGAAGTATTAAGAGAAAAAATAAAACAAGTTGATGGTGTAGATAGTAATTTAGATGCAGATAAACTAGATGGGAAAAACAGTACACACTTTTTAAATATTAACAGTGCCTTAATAGGCGGGTTTTTTTAGAGGATTAAATAATGTCACAAACTATTCAAATTAAAAGAAGTGCTAGTAGTAACGTACCCTCTTCTACTCTTGCCGAAGGGGAACTAGCATACGGACACGAAGGTACTGATGCAGGTAAACTTGTAATTGGTAGACCTTTAGATTCAAACGAAACTGCGTCAAACGATGTTATCGGTGGTAAGTTTTTTGTTGATACAATTAACAACGCAACCGCTAACAATACAGCAAGTAAACTTGTAAAACGAAACGGCTCAGGTAACTTTAGCGCAGGTACGATTACTGCGGCTTTAACTGGTAATGTTACAGGCAACGTAACAGGTAACGTCACAGGTAATGTTACAGGTAACTCTGCTACTGCAACAACTCTTGCAACTGCTCGTAATTTTACAGTAGGAAATACAGACCACGAATTTAGCGGTTCAGCAGATGTAGACCTTACTTCCGCAATAAATACTCTTATTTCAGGCAATGCTAATGTTAGTGAAGTAAGTAATGCTACTTCCGCAGGAACTGCTAATACTATTGTAAAACGTAATGGTACTGGTGGTGCATATTTTGGAAATGGTATACTTTACGCGGGCGCGTTTCATGGGCTACACGTGGGTCATGTTGTTGGAGATATTAAAGCTACAAACGGTACTTCAGTAGTACTAGACAACGGTAGTGATGGAACTGATGCTACTTTTACTGGCTCGGTTACTGGTGATGTAACTGGTAATGTTAGCGGCTCTTCAGGTAGTTGTACTGGTAATGCCGCGACTGCTACTGCTTTAGCGTCAAATATTACAATTAACAGTAATACAGTAAACGGTGGTAGCAGTATTACATTAGATGCTGATGATATTTCTGAGGCTTCTTCTAATCCTAGCAACTTATACTTTACGGACACAAGAGCATATACTGCTATTAAAGCGGCTTTAGGGTCTGCTACTCATACAGACGTATCTGTTGGTTTTGATGATGCTAATGAAACTATTGCATTAACAGGTACAGCCAGTGTATCTGCGGGTACTGGTGTTGAGGTAGATAGTAATGAAGTAAGTATTGGTCAAGCTGTAGCGACTACTGATGATGTTCAATTTAATAAAGTAGGCATAGGTACAGTACCAAGTAGTTACAAATTAGACGTAAATGGTAGTTTACAGGCTAATAATTTTAGATTTAACAACAGTGGTGCTAGTGCTTACTTTGCGGCAGGTTTTGAGATAGGTACAACTGGTGGTCAAAATCCTGTTAATGCAAATACTGTTATAAAAATCATATCTGATGCATCATCAGGACTTCAGTTTGAAAACCGTGACCCATCAAACAACAGTTCAACTGTTTCTGTATTTGGTTTTGGTAGTACTGGTACAGATTTTGTTTTAACTGGTAATAGCAACGTATTTACTACTGACTATACTAATTCTACTTTAGGTGTTGGCGGTGCAAACGTAAGCGATAAACAACTTAAAGTACACGGTGATACGGAAATAGTAGGTGGTTTAAGAATAGAACAATCTACGTCAAATACTAGCGATAGTATTACATTTGGTAGTACCTCCGCGCAATCGCCCGATAGTTTTACTTTTAGAAATAATGAATCATCCGATACATTTACTATAGAAGATGATACCTTCCCAGTAATTACTATACCTCAAAATAACAACCAAGTTACTGAGAATATTACGTTTCATAGAAATGTAGATTTCTCGCAGGATGTGAATGTAACAGGTACTCTTACTGTTTCAGGAGGCACTACAACTATTACCTCAACTACACTAGCTGTTGGTGATAATTTAATTACTTTAAACAACGACCACACTGACGATACAGCGGCAGATGAAGATTGTGGTATTGAAGTTAAGCGTGGTGAGGTTTCTCCTGATACTGGTAATACAAGAGCAAAAGCTGAACTTGTGTTTGATGCAAGCGAACTTGAGTGGGTAGTTAAAACACCTGCTGACGCAAACTCAGTAACTCAAAACGCTTCTACACCAATTTTAACAGTGGACAATATTAACAGTAAAACATTTACTATTGATGGCGGGACTTTTAATTAAACTAAAAACACTCCGCGTACATACGCATTAATAAGAGGACATATATATGTCAGAGCAAACAATTAAACTGAAAAGGTCAAATCAAACAGGCAAAGAGCCTACTGAAGGACAATTAGAACTAGGTGAAGTAGCTATCAATACTAAAGATGGCAAGATGTTTATTAAGAAAAGTGATGAGGCAGACCCAACACCTAATGAAGAAATTGTAGAAGTAGGTAAGATAGCAAAAGGTTTAGATGCACCTACGGACGAAGTTATTACACTAGGGGACAATAACGAATTAAGTATCTCTGTTGCAGATAGTGGTGGGACTATTAATTCTACTATTTCTGAAACAGGAAATGGTAGTTTATTAATTAAAGGTACTCATCTTGGTTTAACTAGCCCTTCAAATGAACTGTATTTAATGGCTTCTGAAAATCAGGAAGTTGGTCTTTATTATGATGGTAATTTAAAACTAACCACTTCTGCTACTGGTATTAATGTTAACGATAAAATAGTTGCTGATGAGTTGGTAGTTAGTGAAAGTATTAACGTAGCCTCTGGTAAACTATTTGTATCTAACTCAGGAAGTGCAAACAGTAAGTATTATACAAAGATGGGTGACTACGGAGAAGGTAACTTCTTCGGTAAGCACGGTTCTGTTAATGGCGCACAGTACACTCTTGGTGTCGGAAGTGGTGGTAAGATTGTTGAAGACCAACACATTAAAACATTTAGACTGCGTGGTGATGACTTTAAAAACCTTAACACAGCCCCTAAGACATTAATTCCTGCCGAGTCAGGCAAGGCTCATATTATACATGAAGTTGTTTTTTATGTAGATGCAGGAACATATAAAGGAACAGCCGCAGGAGGTTTTGATACTGTAAACAGACCTTGCTATGGAGTTGGTATTTTCTCTATTGCTGATACTTATAATAGCGTGTTTTACTCATACGCAGGGCTACCTCGTAATATTCTTATAGCTGAGTCTGGTAGCTTTTTGTGGGCAGGAGAACCTGATTCTGATTATAGGGTACTTGCTAATAGAGATATTCATTTACGCTCAAGTGCTGAACATGAAATTACTAATAGTACTAAAGTTCCAAATGGTGACCACTACGTTAAGATACGATATTCTACTCTTAGCTTAGACGCTGACTTTGCAACTATAGACGGCTTAGTAACAACTTATTCATAACAGGGTCTATACTATGGCACAAGAAGAACCAATACACGTAAAGCAATCCTCAGCACACACTGTAGCAGATTCCAGAGCAGGAGGTCTTATTATTGAAAACGGAGGTAGTGTTCGTTTTCAAACAGGACTGAGCATTTTAAGCCATGAACTATCTAGTGGTAATATATTCTTTGGTGATAGGTTAAACCCTAAAGCAGGTCAGATAAAGTATAGCCATTACACAGATAAAATGTACATTGCTACAGGTGGTATAAACAGGGCTACGTTTGCTCCTAGCGGTTTAACAGTAAACGGACAGCTTACCTGTACTAGTATATCTACATCAGCTAATACAAACTTTAACAGTACTGTCAACTTTGGCTCAAAGGCAACTTTTGACAACAACTCTTCTACAGTAGAGAACATTAACTTAGATGTACCATCAGGCACAACAGTTAAGAACATATTAACTATTAGTCAGAACAATGTACATCAAGGTGGGTTACATTTCTACTACGGAGACTATGGTGCATCGGGCATGATTTCGTTAATGAATGAACGCTTTGGTATAAAACTTAAAAGCCTTTCAATTAATGACCACGCAATAGAACCTACTACTACTGGCGGTTTAAACAAAGACAACGCTGTAGATTTAGGTAGAAGTAACAACCGCTTTGATGACATCTATGCTACTAATGGTTCTATTCAAACGTCCGATAGTAATGAAAAGCGAGACATACGTTCTTTACAAGAAGCAGAAGAAAGAGTTGCAGTTGCTTGTAAAGGATTGTTAAAAGCGTTTAGATGGAGAGACGCTGTAGAAGATAAAGGAACAGAAGCACGTACTCACTTTGGTATTATTGCTCAAGAGTTGCAAGCGGCTTTTGAAGCAGAAGGTTTAGATGCAAGTGACTATGGTATGTTTACTAGTAATACTTGGTGGGAACATAACGGAACAATTTACGAAGTACAAGCTAATGCTCCTGAAGGTGCAACAGAACACACACGATTAGGAGTTAGATATTCAGAACTCCTAGCATTTATAATAGCGGGTATATAAGGAACTAGCTATGACTCAAGAAGGGAAACAAGTTTTAGATTTAGCCGCGGCATCAACTGGTGTAATGTCTCTTGCGGCTTGGCTACCGCCTATAGCTAGTTTATTTACGATTGTGTGGTTAGGCATTCGTATTTGGGAATCAGACACAGTACAGAACTTACGTAAGTGGTGAGACTATTTTGTTTACTAATGATGTTGTCAGTAGCTACTTGGGGCAACAACACGCAGGAAGGAAGTCTTAATACTTTCCACGGTGATAATAGTACAACAAATAGCAATAACAATACAACGGATACATCAACAAGTAACACATACAATGGTGCAGGAAGTAGTAGTGAAATACCAGTAGGTTCTGCTATCACACCTAGCTATATGTCCAACGGTATGGACACTTGTCTTAAAGGAACAGGCGGTTCTTTGCAGACAGTAGGAATAGGGTTGTCAAGCGGTAGTTACGAGGTAGACCCTAACTGTGACCGTAGACGAGACGCTAAGTTGTTGTCGGACTTAGGAATGAAGGTAGCCGCAGTAGCCCGTATGTGTGAAGCAGTAGAAGTATGGAAGAGTATGTTTTTGTCAGGGACACCTTGCCCTATATTGAGTAACGGTAAGTTAGTTGTTGGTAAACGTGCAGTATTAATAATGAAGAGACAACCTGAAATATACATACCTGACTATAAAGACAACACCGAATGGTACAACACTATACTAAACATTGGAGGAGAGGACACAGATGAAGAAGATGATATTATCTCTGTTAGTGCTAAGTTCCGTAGCACAAAGCAGTGAGTTAGACAA